AATTAAACGTTTGACGGCATAACGTAGCTGCACTTGGCTTGCCGCCATATTTAACAACAAAACTAAGCAAGGTATAAAATGAACTTAGATACAGAAAAATTAACAGAGCTATTACAAAAACGCTACAATATTCCCTTAAAGGAATTAAACCATATTTACGAACTATCCGAGGCGCAGACCGACAAAGGCGGTCAAGCCGAAGTGCAAGTTATGCCGAAAATTGCGGAAATAGATTTTGGCATAAATGAGCTTGAAAATATTAAAGATTATTTAGACGATAACGATATATATTTTGTTAATCAACGTATTGCCGAATTAGAAAAAAAGAAAAGCAATTTTACGGCATAACGGCGTGGCAAATAACTTGCCGCCCATAATTTTTAATGATTTGGAATAGAATGGAAAACTTAAATAACATAAAAGAGCCGGTTAATAGTAGCGGTCAAGTTGATTTGCTTGTTAGCCCGCCCTTTTATGAAGATGAGTACACTAAAATTTATAATATGGACTGCCTAACAGGAATGATAGCTTTACGCCCCTTCGATGTGATAGTGACTGACCCGCCGTATGGGATAAGCGTGGCAACGACTGGATATGTAGGCGGAAATAATTTAGCCAAAGCAAAAGATTATGAAAAACAAGATTGGGATAAAAATAAGTTGCCACGCATTTACATTGAATTGATGAAGTATGTTAGCCGCCACCAAATCATCTTTGGAGGGAATTATTACGGTGGAGCATTAGGAGATACTAAAAGTTACATCGTTTGGGATAAAGATAATAGTGGGAACTTTGCAGACTGCGAGCTGGCGTGGACAAATTATGATAGAGCCGTGAGAAAAATAAAGCATAGGTGGAATGGAATGCTGCAGCAGAATATGGCTGAGAAAGAATTACGATCACATCCTACACAAAAACCCTTGCCAGTTATGATTGAAATAATTGAGGACTACACAAACGCCAGCGACTTAGTGTGTGACCCTTTTATGGGAAGTGGAACTACATTGGTGGCGGCGAAAGCGTTGGGGCGTAAAGCGGTAGGATTTGAGATAAACCCGAAATATTGCACAATAGCAGCAGAGAGATTAAAAGCCGTACAGACCCGATTAATATTTGGAAGGTCGGGCTAACGGAGTGGAAACTTACACGCAAAAAACTAAGGAATAAATTTTAATGAACAGAAAAACAAACACTACTAAACAACTCTCTAACGGCAAAAAATACGTTTAACAAAGTTGCAAATAATGCGCCGAGAAAAATAAATGATTAATCAAAAACTAAATAGCCGAAACCAAACAGCAAATCAATGCGACCGACTTTGTCGGTCTTTCGATTTGCGAGTTATGTGGTAAAACGGCGGGAGTAAAGGGATGAATATTTTTAAGCAACGGAAAGCGAAATTATTTAATGGACAAATTGTGAGAGAAGGTGATTTAATAAGATTTGTTGATAGCGATGGGATGAAATGTGTAGGCAAAATTGAAAGGAGAAAGTTTAATTGCACACACGTTGATAGTGGAGATAAGTTAAAAAAGGGAACATTATTTTTTTGGAATAACGGATTTAATATTGCCGATTATAAAAATGCGGAATTGGCGAATGATGAAGCCGTTTTATCCACATAACGGATTTCCGTTTCACCCGATTACGGCAATTTTTAATAAAATAAACATTGAGGATAAAATGAGTAAGGACAAAAGACAAGAACAGCCCGAAGATAAAAGTAATTCGGGTGCAGACGGTGGTTATGCGGTAAACATTTTTCTTCCAGCAGGTGCGATGGGAGCGAACGAATTTGATGATGCGCTTGACACAGCATTAAGAGAAATAGCCGTTAAACACCAAGAAGAAGGTGAGTGGGCAGAGACATACGGGACAGATATTGATAACGAAGTTTTTATGATGCACCGTTTTTGTTGGTGCGAAAAAGAAGATTGCCCTTGGTGCGGAGAAATTGGGGCAATGCCACAACTATTAAGAGATGTTACACAAGCTAAATATAACGAAAGCGACCGAGCACCAAACTTTTGGTATAAGCCGTTAGACTTCAAAGTGTGGTGGTATAAGTATATTGGACGAGGAGTAGAGACCAATAAACAATTAACAGCAGAACAACTTAAAGGAATGCGAGAAAAATGTTTATCCGCATAACGAAGCTCCGGCTTACCCGCCGAGCGGAATTGAAAATAAAATAGGGATTAGAAAATGAGTAATACAGTATATGGAAGAGCGGAATGCCCACATTGCCATTGTGTAGGCACAACATCTTTAGATTTTATAAACAAACATTTTGAAAACTGTTTTATGAAGAAAGCCGACCTCGCTTGCGAGGTCGGAGTAGAGCCGGAAGTTATGCCGAAAATTGCGAAAATAATAAAAATGATAGAAGATAAAAAGATAATGCACGAAGAGAAATACAAAGAATTTGTTAATAAGACAAGAAACGTAATGAACGGGCACTGGATAAAAGCAGAGACTTGCAAAGAAATTATTAAAATGATTGAAAGCAATTTTACGGCATAACGGTGTGGTTTTTAACAAGCCGCTATAAAACAAAATAAGGAATAGAATTATGAAAGCAGAAATTTTATTAGCAACACAAAGAGCAATGAAGGAATATTATTCTGATCCTCAATTGATGAACGACATAACAGTTGAACAACATATAGCCGATTGTATTAGCGGTCTTGTTGAAAAACTTGTTATGCCGAAAATTGCGGAAGTAAAAAGAAGTAAAACTCTTGGCACTTGGGAATCAATTAGAGAAAGATTTGTATGCCCAAAATGTGAGACCGAAGAAATTACTGATAGTTGTAGTTATTGCCCTAATTGTGGAATAAAAATAAACTTTATAGAATGAGAGCAATTTTACGGCATAACTACCTACTAAGCCGAATTTCTTATAAATAAGAATTAAAGCCCAGTTCATTTAATAACTAAACTATGAGTAAGTGTTAAGTGAGGGCAAACTGGGCTAAAATTAAGGGTGAATATGATTTGTAAAAACTGCAAAACAGACATCAATTTATTCTTACTAAGTGGCAAAGATTTATATTGTCCGAAATGCTTCTACACGATCAGACACGAAGAAAAAGACATCATAATCAAACGCAAAGACTACAGACCAGAAACTAATTACGAACCAGATGAAGAATGGATTCCAGATATGCTTGAAGAAGAAGCCGAAAGAAAGCAAAAATATGAACGTGAGAAAAGGCAACCTAAGACGAAAACGATTACTAATTACTTATCACAATTGACCTTACTCTAAAATATAATTTTATCCCGACTTCAATAAATAAAATAATTTATTATTTTTGCAGTATGAATGAGATAAAATCAAAGATACTAAAGACCGAAAATGTTAATTGGAAGAAACTAAAACCAATTCAACCGGAGAACTTCAAAGAATTACCAGCTGAGAGTTATAAGAAGCTGAAGAACTCTCTTATCAAAAATCAATTCATAGCTCCCTTTGCAGTTTGGCAAGATAAAGACGGTGCTATTTATACCATTGACGGAATACACCGACAAAGAATATTAAACGAACTGGAAAAAGACGGATTTGACGTACACGAAGCACTACCAGCAAATTTTATCGAATGTAAGAATAGGAAAGAAGCGGCTAAACTGCTTTTAGTTTATTCTTCGGCTTATGCCAAAACAACCCAAGAGGGGCTAACAGACTTCTTGGATTTAGAAGGCTTAGACTTCCAAGAGTTAAAAGCAGAGATAGACATCCCAACTATTGACCTTGATAAATTTGAAATAAGCCTCAAAGATGTGGACGAAGAAAAACTTGACGATGTACCAGAACCGCAAAAGGAAGCTATATCCAAATTAGGCGATATTTTCTTGATTGATGGGAAACATCGGGTAATGTGTGGGGATAGCACAAATTCGAGCCATGTTGAGGCTCTAATGGCGAAAAGCAAGGCTGATATGGTTTTTACTGACCCACCATATAATGTATCTTTTAATGGGCGAAGTGGGAAATTCGATATAATCAAAAATGATAATTTAACAAGTGATGAGTTTGCAAACTTTATATCAAAAGTGCTAAATATGCTTGAAATCATTAACCCACAAAGTTTATACCTATGTTGTAATTGGGCTTTTTATGATTTGCTATTAAAGAGAATAAAACCAAGTGCTTGTATCGTTTGGGCAAAAAATGTTTTTGGGCTCGGTAAAGGGTATAGACACCAACACGAATTTATACTTTTCAAGGGCTTTATAAACGCAGAAATAAAAAACGAAACTGATTTGTGGAATATTGCAAAAGACACAAACTATAAACACCCTACTCAAAAGCCAATACAATTACCAATTAGAGCTATTAATAATTCCAGTAGGCAAGACGATAAAATTTTAGATTTATTTTTGGGTTCTGGTTCAACTCTAATCGCTTCAGAACAAACAAACCGCATTTGTTACGGAATGGAACTCGACCCAATCTACATAGACGTAATATTAAGACGCTACAAGAACCTTTACCCAGACGCTAAATTTGAATGTTTAACCAGAGAATTTGATTTTGAGAAATTATGGCAAAATTGAAAGAAATAACAGAAGAACAAGCTAAGTTCACTACGAAAGAATTAAAAGAATGTTTTGCTTTAGATAATCTGCAACCCTTGCCAAAATGCAAAAATCTTGCTAAAGGGAGCAAGTATAATGGCTAAAACGAAACCGAACAAAATAAAAGGCACAAATAAGTACGATATAGATGGCACTCAGGTTGAAATGTTGGCTTCTAAATTTTGGGCTATGACTGAAATTGCTGCATTCTTCGGAGTCGATGAAGGCACGATAAGAAAACGTTTTCCGAATTTAATTACAAAAGGGAAAGAAACTGGGAAAGGAAGATTGAGAGATGCACAGTTAAAAGCCGCTCTTGGCGGTAATGTAACGATGCTTATTTGGTTAGGTAAACAATATTTAGGACAAAAAGAGACAAATGAAACGGTAATAAGTTCAATACCAGAAATCAAATTTAATGTTATCGATAACCAGACCACAACTTCAAATAATTAACGACCCAGCAAGATTTAAGGTTGTAGTTGCTGGTAGAAGGTGGGGCAAAACTCATTTATCGCTCTTTGACTTATTGATAAACGAACGTGACGGAGCTTGGAAAAAGCCTAAAATGCGTAATTGGTTTATTTCACCAACTTATCGCCAATCTAAGAATATCGCTTGGAGTATCTTAAAAGAAATCTCATTTGAGTACCCTCAATTAATCCGAAAGAAAAACGAATCAGAGTTAAGCATAGAATATATAAACGGCTCAATAGTAGAACTAAAAGGCGCAGATAACGAAGATTCATTAAGAGGCGTAGGATTAAACAAAGTCAATCCAGATGAATTTGCATTTATGAAACGTGAAGCATGGGATGAAGTATTAAGACCAGCCTTATCAGATAAAAAAGGTTCTGCTATGTTTATTGGAACTCCAGATGGATTTAATCATTTCTTTGACTTCTACCAAAAAGGAAAGAGTTTAGAAGATGGATTCAAAAGCTGGTTTTATAAGACTATTGATTCTCCATTTATTGACAAATCAGAAATCGAAGAAGCAAGACGAACCTTAGACCCAAGAACATTTAGGCAAGAATACGAAGCAAGTTTTGAAGCAGCAGCTGGAAGAGTTTATTATGCTTTCGAGAGAGAATTTAACGATACTAAGCAAGAATTGATTAAAGACGTTCCTATAAAACTATTCTTGGATTTTAACGTATCTCCTATGATTTGGACGGTAGGGCAAAAGATAAAAGGTTTTGATTACATAGTCGATGAAATATCAGACGTTAATACTAATACTGAATACATGGCAAAAAGAATAGGCGATATTTTCGGATATGGAACTTACTTTGAGATTTACGGAGATTATTCGGGAACATTTAGAAGCACTAATTCAATGACAACAGATTACCAGATAATAAAACAAATATTGCCTAATTGCGATATAAAGACTAAACCTAATCCTCCGGTAATTGATAGAGTTAATGCGGTTAATTCAAGATTATGCAATGCCAACAATGAAAGACGTTTGTTTATTAATACAAAGAAATGCAAAGAGCTAACAAAGGACTTGGAACAAGTGATTTGGAAAGAGGGCAAAAGAGAAATAGACAAAACGAATTTACAAAGAACCCACGCCTCAGACGGTTTGGGCTATTACATCGAATATGAATATTCATTAAAAGGCAAACCAAGTGTAAGCCACACTATGAGGTAAATATGGATAAGTTCACAGAAACAGTAACAAATGACATAATTTTAGGAAAGAAGAAATCAGAATCAGAAGTAAAGGCTTATCTTGATAATCAAGCCTTAAAAAACTGGGCTTACTTTTCAAATAATTACTATAAGATGCTTGAGTTCTTGAATTACGAACTAAGGAAAATAATCTCAAACGATACAGCATTTGAGAAAATGCCGAGAGTGATCGTAAACGATATACCGCAAATGGTAAGCCGTTCTTGTTTATTGTATCATAATCAACCCGAAAGAATATACTCAAGAGAGAATCTATCAGACGAACAAAACAAAGTATTAAATAAAACCTATAAACATTACAAAGACTTCCACCGTTTAGCTAAAACCTTAAACACAATCTTAGTTAGACCTATTTGGAATGAGAAACTAAAAAAGTTTGAGTTCGTTAAACTGGGCAGGCACTTCGCAACTGCTATAACTTCGGACGATAATCAATATGACTTACAAGAATTAATTTACGGCAGAGAAGTCAAGAACTCCAAAGGTGAAAACGAAATAGTTTATTTTCATTGGACTGAAGACAATGTTTGGGTTACAGATGAAAACGAAAACGTAATAAGCATATCAAAAGTCTTAGGTGATGAAAAAGCGACTAATGACAATCCTTACAAACGAATACCTTTTAGCGTATTAAGACTACAAGATTCAGACGATTTCTGGGGAGATGGAATTTCGACTTATGTAAATCTTATCGAGCAAAACAACCTAAAACTTATCGATGCTTTATATAAACAATGGCTTTCTTTTGGGTATCCTATTGGAACTAATTTAGGTATAGAAGCTAATAGATTCAACGTAGCTCCTTACGAGCCGATTATGGTTAATAACTCTAAAGTTGACGAAATACAACCAAGTTTACAATTCCCATCACCAGACCACCAGGTAGAGCAAGACAAATCTTTAATCGACTGGACTCGTAAAGCTGCCGGAACTGCACAAGGTTTAAGTGCTTCGAGTATGTCTCAAGACGAAACTGCTATGAGTGGTTATGCTAAGACCATCGACAATTTACCTTTGCTTGAAAAGAACAATGACGATATAGAATCCCTTAGAGAATTTGAGATAGATTTATTTGAAATGATGAAACTTGAAAGTAAAATAAGTAAAGCGACATCGTTTGAGGGTATAGAATTATTAGAAGTGAACTTTAAGAAATATGAGTTCCCTAAAACAATAGACGAAATCTGGAAAGAAAGAGAATTTAACTACAAGTATAACTTACAAAGTGAACTTAACTGGTTAATGCAAGATAGAAACGGATTAACTGAAGATGAAGCAAAAGAGATACTAAAATCTAATAGACTTCTTAAAATAGAGTTAGGGCAATCAAGGCCTACATTATTTGAACAAGTAAATACGACACCAAACGCTTGATAGATAAGTTATTTTTGTAATAACGAAATGAGAAAATATGCCAGACGGTAATTTACCTAATTTCTTAGATTCTGAATTAACTTCACTTGAAGAACGATTCCTAAAGCGTTTGGCTATGTTTGATAATCTTAGCTATTCAGAGAAGATACAACTTGCAACGGAGTTAGACTTCTTCAAGGAATTAGAATCTGCTGGACTTACTAAGGTGGTCGATAAGATTGAATTAGAATATTCCGGAATAATCAGAGATTTAGCTTCATTTAAGACACAAGGAATAACCGCTTTAACTCTCCAAGATTTAGACTTGGTTTTACAATTAGACCAAAGAAGTCTATTAAGAAGTGCCGAAAGTTACGCCTCACAATTTCAATCAAGATTAATTAAAGGATTTATAGCTGGCGAACAAACTAACGAGATTGAGAAAGACCTACGAAATATAGGATTAAGAACAAACCAAACTATTTCAGCGATTAATACAGCGAGAGATCAATTTAACGCTGTTGCGGTTGCTAAGTTATTTGAAGATGAACCAGAGACGAGGTTTAAGCTATCTGGCCCATTAGACCCAAAGACAAGATGCTCATGTAAAGCTGTATTAACTAAACAGCCTAAAACTGGATTCACCAAAGCAGAAATAGACAAAGGCGCATGGCATAAGATAGCACTTGCTAATTGTGCCGATTACGCTAAACAAGTCGCAGAGGGGAAACCTAAGTATAATTTTGTGAATAGAGGCGGGTATTCGTGCAGACATTTTGTGGAGATTGTAGAAGATGCCAATAATTGAATTAAAATGTACTAAATGCGGTAAGGTACATCAAGTATTAACACCTAAGGAAACAGAGCCTACTAAGTGCGTTTGTGGTGGTGAGTTAAAAAAGTTATTAGCTAAAGGGATTTTCAAAATAATTTGGTGATAAATGAATCCTTGTGATATTTGCAAAGGTGCTTGTTGTGAAAGAATAGTAATTAACCCTCAAAATGATGAATGGTTGAAACACCATTGTCAATCCAAAGACGGTTTTTATTATTTACCCGTTAAATGCAATATGTTAGACTTAGGCAAGTGTACTATTTACAAAGACAGACCGGAGACTTGCAAAACTTACAAAGTAGGTTCGTTTGCTTGTATTAGTGCAGTTAAGTGGAAACACAATGATAGAACACAAAAGAGGATTTTTAACTTATTCCCGACTTCAAAGGATTAGTTCTTGTAGTATTTTTGTTTAAGAAAAGCGAGAGTATTAATATCTAATTCGTAAATAATGTTTATTTGTTTATTGTCTTTTTTCTCGGTTACATCGAGGTTAGGTTTAACATCGTAGGCTTCAAGCATAGACAAGTCTGTTTCATCTATCTTGATACCGTTTAAGAATAAATCTCCGGTGATTATATCTCTTTGGAGAACTAAATCAAATGTTATCTTAAAAGTCATATAGGAATATAAGCAATTAATAATTTACAAAACATACCGAAATTACCCGTTAGCTTTTGGAATAAAATAGGCCAGTTAGCAGTTCAATGGATCAGAGCCGATGCCAAAACTGGAAAGATGCAAACACCAGACGGCAATTCTAATAAATCTTATTACAGCCAGTCTTACGCTAAAAATAAAGCTAATGATATGCGAGGCTCGGACGGTAAGAGAATAAAAGCCTATGCAACTTCAATATCAAGCCGACAAACTTCTTTCGTAGATATGACATTAACTGGCCGAATGTTTCGAGGGCTTCATGTAGTTAAAGCAGACAATATTTCCGTTACATTAGGTTATCGTTCAGAGGACAGAATGAAAGTAATAGGCAATAGAGATAAACACAACCGAGACGTGGCAAACTTAAACGCAGACAATAGAGCAAAGGTAAAGCAAGCAATCTTAGAACAATTCAACGAGAATATCCGCAAGGAATTAAAGGATATTACTATAAACGTGAGATTTTGATGATAATGTTAGAAAACAAATTCAATATTGGCGAAATAGTTTATTTAATAACCGACCCGAAACAATACGCAAGAATGGTGGTTAGTTTAGAAGTAGGCGAAAAGGATTTACTTTATTATTTATCGTGCGGGACGAACACAACAAAGCATTTTGCACACGAAATAAGCAAAGAAGTAACGGTTGAATACAAGCGGGAAGATTAACCCGGCTTCATATTAATAAAAAAAGTTTTATATTTGTAGTAGAAAATAAAAGATAGTTTTAGTTCTTAAATAAATTATTAGGCTTAGTAGTTAGATAGAGAGTAAGCCCTCTAATCTAATTTGCTAAGCCTTTTTTTATGCAAATAATTCATTAACAAAAGGGAAAACATGAACGAAGAACAATTCAACAAATTGCTGGAAGGCAAGTCGGATGACGAAAGAAAAGTTCTTACTGATTTATACCAAGAATCACAAAAGAATCATAGTCTCAAATCGGATGCTTTTAAGGAAAGAGACGAACTAAAAAACAGACTAAAAGCAATCGAAGAGGCAAAACAAAAAGAACTCGAAGAGTTAGCAAAAGAACAAGGCAAGTATAAGGAGTTATACGAAACAACAGCCCCGAAACTAAGCAAGCTCGAAGAGTTAGAAAAAGAAAACAACACATACAAAGCGCAACTTCAAGCGATTGAAGATGAAACGAGAAAAGAACTTTTAGAACGCTTTCCGGATGGAAAGAAAGAAATTGTCAAGGATTTGCCAATTAACAAGCTAAGAGAACTTGCCAAACTCGAAACAAACGAAACTATAACAACAGATAAGAGCAAAAAATTTGCTCAATCTAAAGGCATTGACAAACCAGTTCCTAAAACATTTCACCAATGGGCTGAGCAATTTGTCAATAAAGGAAACTAACAATGGCAGACTTATTCACAGTCATTACTGACAAGGCAGTTTTAGATTATTCACAAGTCGAAGATTGGTCGGCTGGTGTGATTATCGCAGCAACAGAACAAGCAAACTTTTTACCAGGTTCTCCGCTTATTTCTCAAACACAAAGAGGAAATTTCTCAGTAGGTACATTTATTAAATTTGCTCAAAATTCAGCTTCTACTTCTGCATTAACAGACGGCGAAGAAATTACTTCAACAGCTATCACAGACACAGAAGTTAATTTAACTATTGCTGAATACGGACATGATATTACAGTAACAGCATTAGGACAAAACGCCTCCGGTGCAAGAGCTTTCGCTGGTGCTTCAAGAATCGTGGGCGATAATTTAGCTTCAACTATTGACACATTAGCAATTCAAGCCTTAGAAGCTGGTTCAAATGAAACAATAGTAACACAATCAGCAGAAACAGCAATTACTGCTTCTGATATTATCACCCCAGCTTACGTTCAAAGAATGTATAACAAACTCCGCAGAGCTAAACAACCGAAACTACTTGATGGTTTATATGTAGCAGTTGTTCACCCAGATGTTATGTATGATCTAAAAGCCGCTACAGCAGCTAATTCTTGGACTGACGTAAATAAATATAACAATGAAATACCAGTACTAAGAAATGAGGTTGGTATTTACGGTGGTTTCAGGTGGATTGAGTCTGCTAACGTATCAGTTAATGCTGATGCTGGAAACGTTAACGTAGATACTTACCATACTTTATTCTTGGGTTATAACTCTTTAGGTATGGCAATGAGCGCACAATTCCCAGTTAGAACATACATGAACGATACTAACTCAAAGATCCCAGGCCGTTTTACTCACTTAGGCTGGCATGGATTATTCACATTTGGTATAGTAGAACAAAGTGCAGTTCAAGTTCTTACATCAGGTTCAACAGTTGGCGCTAACACTTAACAATTGGGGAGTGAGTAACTCCCCTTTATATATGAGAACAAAATGGCAAAAGAAACTAAAATAGAAATTAAACCAGAAATTAAACCAGAATCAACAGAACCGAAAACTAAAAAAGTTGTTTTTGTGAAACCATTTTCCGGCAGTCTTAACTACTTCTATGTTGAGGTAACTAACAGACAAATACAAACCGGACAAGCAGAAAGAGAATTACCTCTTCATGTTTACAAATGGATTCAGAAATTCAAGGTGTGCAAAGATGCTTAAAGCAACAGTAGTAACTTCCGATTTAACAAAGTACGAGCCAATGTTAGCCGATTATTATCGTACTAATCAAACTGACTGGTCTGATATACTGACTAAAGCCCACGATTTTTTAGAGAACGATATTAAAGCAAGGGGTTTATTGCTTCGTAGATTATGTAAGCCTTTAAGATTAACAGATGCTACTAAATCTAATGAAGATGAAATCGAAAGAACACGATTAACAATAACATTAAGCGGTACAGTTGGAACTACTACTTTTGCTTTTCAAGGCACAAATGACGATTCAAACGAAACATGGACTACAATCTCAACAGTTGATGCTTTGAGCTATACAACACCTGGGGAAAAGACTACAACATTTTCAGACACTTATAAGTATTACAAAATAACTAAAACCGGAACAGCGACTGCAGTCATTAACTTGATTGAAAGAAGTTTCGAGATGCCTAAGACATTCTTAGCTATTTCAATGGCGTTAAAAACTTTACAATCTCAAGTAAGCGACATCTGGGAAGATAAATCAAAATACTATTTAGAAATGTATTACGATTTAATGAAGAACTTAAATTATTCCTATGATGAAGACGATGACGGCAGTGCTGATGCGGACGAAATTAAACGTTTCAGAGTAACCTTTACGAGATAGTATGAGCTGGACAACCAACAAAGCCTTAGTAACGAGCGTATTAACTACAGGTTCATATACGGAAACTTCAAATAACTTAAAGGCTGGCGAATTTCCTTCTTCACGTTTGAATAAAAGTTACTCACTTAAACCACTAACTCCGCAAATATCATATCTAAGCGGTAACGGTGTAATAAGCGCAGATATAGCAGAGTTAGAAGTAAGCTACATAGTAAAAGACAATTCAGATTTCGATACACAATACGATGCTTGGAAAACACTTCTAACATCGTTAAAGGTTTATATATCTAACAATCCACAAGAACAAACATTTGAAAGGCAAGAAAATAATAAACTGGCTATCGGCAAAGTGTTATTGTATTTCGCCCCTACAGGATGTTAGGAGGATTAAATGGCAGAATATTATTTAAGAAATGCAAAGTTAGGCTTGTCAAGGCAAACGAACTGGGCTACTCCACAAGGGGCAAGTGCTAACTTCAAAACAATAAACGCAAATACCGGAATTACATTCGATCCATCGGTTAATGTATCAGACTTTAATACAACTGGCACAACTGGAATAATGGCACAAGAAACCAGAAGATACATTGATGGAATTTCTGGGATGCCAATGATAAGTTATTCATGCCCAGCAACTAAAAGTCTATTAGCAGATCACTTAGTAGCGGCTTTTCAAAAAGTAAGCGAAGCAGCAACAACTCCGTATGCTAAAAACATCGACCCGATAAATGCTTTTTTAGACTTCAACGCAGATGCGGGATATGTTTATTCATTAGCTCTTTCACCAAGTGGCGATACTGCTAACGATGGAATAATCTTAGAGAACGCAGTAATAGATAGCCTTGAATTAACAGTAGATAACTTAGCTAACGGTGTTTCAAGATTAGTAAATCTTAATGTTACTTGGAAAGGTAACGAAATGAACTTCGGACAAAACCTTTCTGGCACATGGGTAGCACAACCTACTACTGGATATTTGAATGATTCAACATTAGGGTTTACATTAAATGTTACAATCGATGCGCTCAAACTTACTGCAGTTTGCTGGAAACGCTTTACGATGCGTTTAGTTAATAACTGGGATTCAGACTGTAAAACAACTGGCGGGAAAGCTAATAACTACAACATAGCAAGACCAGAATTAACATTCGAGATTGACATTCCTTATACATCTTCAAACTTCGCAATCTTAGGACATTATAAAGCTGGCAATAGCGTATTAGTCAATTTCTATAACGGTACTGGTGATGCAGATGGAACGCTTAATATCAATTCAACTAAAGGAACATTAACAGCTAATCCATATCAACCAGACGGAGATAAATCGGCAATCAGATTAGTAGTTCGTGCTGAAGAACCGAGTGGTGGTTATTCTTCTTTAATTCAATGGACTGATTCAATAGACGGAGCTTATTAAGGAGCTTATTAATGATATTAGGTTTAGGTCAAAAAGTAATAGAAGTTGAGGGAGCTAAGTTCTTTGTTGAATATCCTAACGTACAGCAAAAGTATGAACTGGAAAACATAATCTTTCAAGATGCTATTGATACAAGTAAAATAGATTTAGCAAAATGGAATAGATATGTAAGACACTATTTGAGATATACAATAAAGAACTGGCAAGGTGTAACTACTGAAGATGGAACGGAAATAGTCTGTAAGATAGTAAATAATGAATTAGAAGATAGTCTATGGCAAGGTTTATGCAAGTTTGATGAATTGACTTACTTATTATTTACTAAGATTCAAGAAGTATTAAGATGGACTGGAAACGATAAAAAAAAATTCATCTCTTCGGAAGATTCAAACTTGAAGGTGGATTAAGAGGCACATTGAAACAATTTCCCTTGACATTAAAAGTAGTCGAGGGATTGGGCTACAAAGAAATTGAAGTAAAGACCAAAGAAGAACTAATTGACTTAATACAAAAAGAAATAGATAAACCGGAACAACTGAAACTGATTGATATATGCGACAACTTAGGAATATATGACACAATAAGTTTATTTGACAGACGAACGTTCCAACTTTGGGAACTTTACCAAACTTACAAGTATGCCCCTCATTTAATTGACAACATGATTTTCCAAGATGCTGTATTGATATTCAATCAATACGAACCGAGAGTTTTTTAATGGCTGACCAGAATGTAGATTTTAGATTAGGAATACAAGGCGATCAGAATGTAGTTAATGCTTTTGGCAAGGTAAACAATTCATTAAAACAAACTGCCGAAAGTGGAACAAGAATGAATATGGTCGGAATGAATTTCAACCGTATTATTCAAGATTCTCCTTATTTCCTTTCTTCGTTCAATATGGGCATAATGTCAATCGGTAACAACATTGGGCCGTTAGCTGAATCATTCGCAATGGCGAAACAAAGAGGGGAGAGTTTCACGAGTGTATTAAAATCTTCTTTGTCTGGGTTTGGTGGTTGGATGCTTGCCTTAAACTTGGCTGTTGCTGGAGTTACAGCTTTTGCATTAGCTAATAGAGGTGCTAAGGAAGAGGTTGACGAATTAGCTAAATCTTTGAAAGCAATGATAGATTTAGGCGATCCTACAAAAGGATTAAAATTCATAGGCGATAAAAAAACCATTGAAGCCTCAATAAAAATAATTGATGAAGAAATAAACAAAACAAACCAACTTATAAAATCACGCCAGTTAGCAGCCGGATTAAATGCGGGAGTAAGCGGTCAAGGAATTAGTGCAGCTTCTTTTATCAAAACGGAAAAAGAAAAAGAAAATTTAGCAACTCTTCAAAAAGAACTTGAAACATTTAAGGCTATGAAACTTGAATTAGAATCAAGAATAAAAGTAGCCGATAGATTAAAAGAATTAGGATTCCAACAAGCCACAGCAACCGAGAAACAAGCTAAAGCAGTAAAAGAAATAAAAAAAGATTTAAGTGAGACATTTGAAATATTGTCTAAAGGCAAAGATAATTTTGGTGCGTTTAATATTGGCGGGTTGACTTCTTTCGGTATTACCGGAGAGCGTAATGTTCCATCTAAACCAGATTATTCTACTTCATTGACAATGGAAGAAATACAAAAAGATTTTCAATTACAATTAGTTGGTGCGCAAAATGCTGCTAATGCTATTGCTGGAGTATTTAATTCAATGTGGCAAGATATTTTCGGAACGGCGCAAAGTTTTTGGAGTGATTTCTTTGGTGGAATGTTAAGAGATTTAACAAGTATAGCAAGCAAAGGTTTAATGACTGACTTATTAAATCTTATTATACCTGGTGCGGGTTTAGTGGGTGGTTTATTCACTAATAGAGTAGGTGGCGGGAATATTACAGTAGGTGGCGGGAATATTACAGTAGGTGGCGGGAATATTACAATAGTAAACCAATTAGGCAATGCAGAACTTAACAAAGTAGTGCTAAAGGCTAATTCTGATAATGCACGTTTGAGGTATGCAAATTGATTACATTTAACCAGACTGCTAATGACGATAGATATTTAATTACAGTAATAAGAATTAATCTTGATGCTGATGGTGTTTTATATTTTTCTGATACGATTGATAAAATAACCTTAGACGGTATAGATTTTGACGGCAAAGTAATATTACAAGATTCTTTAAGTGCGATAACTAAAGACATTGATGTAATTAATGGGGGTTCAATAGGTCAAGTAGGAAATTTCAGTTTAGGTATAGCAAGATATAATTCTTATTCGGGTGCTTCTAACTTTCACGAAGATTTTTACCCAGCTACTAATAAACCTTTATTGACTTCTAAGACTATTGAGGTTGGTGTAGTTTGGTCTGGTGCAACTACTTTATCACAAATCACTTGGTTAGATTATTACTACATAGAAGATTATCAATACAACGATACCCAGATGTTTTTAACTTGCATAGCTTATGATGAATTGACTTCCGTTGAATTACCATATTATACTATTCAAAATGATTCTGACAATGGTATAAGCTATTATACAGAATCGGACGAAGATACAAAAGGGCAAATAGTACCAATAATTTATGGCAATGCTTTAGCTGGCATAGATATAATAAATAACAAAACTACCGAGTTCCCAGTAATACAAATAGGCAAAACAAAAAAATACATTGCTGCTTCTCATGTTTGTTATAATGTAAATGGCGCTTATCAGTTCAACTTAAGTAAGTATCTCCCATCAGTAAAAAGATATTCAAGTTTAGGAAACGGTGGTCTTAATATAACAAATACAAGAGACGGATTAAAGTTTTCACATTCTCCGACTGTTGGTGATGACTTGGTACAATCAGTTTATTTGCGACCAAGTCTATTAAATAGTCAATACACAATAGACGGAGGCAAGGCGGTAGACGATAACGATACTACTTATCTGACACAACTAAAAACAAGCACAATAATATGGAAACTTGAATCTGGATTAACAGCAAGTGAGTTCGGTCAATTTACAGAAGACCCTTTAACGATAGCGGCCGATTTACAACTGATAATTGAATGGCAACCGGTTACTGGTTCTTCAAGTGTATCTGTTCGATTCTATGATTTATTAGGGAATAACTGGGCTGGTATAGAGGATTTAACAACTGGAACTTGGAATGTCTCTAAGTTTTCATTTTCAATAGGTGTACCTACTGGCAGTTTGACGATAGATTATTTAGATACACTAAACGCTTATGTACTATCTGGGGCGAAAGACATTAACATAAGAAGTATATACTATAGGTTCAACAACCTAATAGTAAGCAGAGTGGCAAAAACTTATTTCAGAAAAGGCGCAACAAGAAGAGATTTAGCAGACGGCAGAATAGCAAAGTTCTATTTAACTCAACAAGAATTTGAAGTATCAGAATCTCCAATATTTATAGGGATTAAAGGATATGCTTATGATAGCTGGGTGGTCTAATGGCAAGATTTAACGGATACACAACTGACGATTTAATCGAAAATCCATCTGGAATTATTGAATCTTTATTAAGAGATGAAATACACACCGAAAGGGATTTACTTATCGATGTTGTAAGTGGTGCAAGTATTACGATAAACGGAAGTGTCAATAATACACCTTTAAGAAGTTCGATAGCAGATTATTACAACGGTGCTTATTTAGTCAATGTAACTAAAAACGAAAGATATTCTATTACTGATTATAGCAATTATGTCTTAACATTAGATTCTACTCCTTCGGGTTGGGCTGCTGGGAATAAATGTTATATAAAAAATATTAACTGCACTATTGACACTAATTCTTTCGATGTAATACAAGCTGGTATTGTAGAAACTGGATCGGCAAGCTCAACAAGTTATGGTAAATTAGTTTCAAGCGGACAAAACTTTTTATCTACTGTTTTGCCAGGTATGTTAGTAGAAAATACAACTGATTCAACTATTACTTATGTAGTTTCAGTTGATTCTAATACACAATTAACATTAGAAGATGATTTATTCGAGAGCGGGGATAATTACGAAATACGAGGCAAGCGTTCTGGCTGGAAGTTCGCACGTTCTTTAACATCTCAGCAAAGTTCTACACAAGTGTTGAATCAATTATTATTCGAATCCCATTGTTTATTGTTCAAGTCTTACAACCAATGGCGATTAATTGACTTAGGTGATGGAAAAGTATCGGGAACATTAACCACTCCATTAAGAAGCGAGGGAAAGGCTTTAGTTACTACACAACTAACGCCTTTATTAAACATTTATTCAAGTTTTGTTCTTAACTATGGCTATGATTACACAAAGAAAATCTATTCAAAAAAGATTACAGTTGATAAAAATAGTTCTTCAAATTTATATCTCGATAGTTATAAAGCCACTTGCCTTAATGCAGAGACAAAATATAAAATCTCAAGGAAATACGAATACAATTCAGATTGGATTCAAGACGATACTACAGCAGAGTTATTCTTAGAAAGATTAATTCTTTGGTTCAGTTATCAAAGGTTAATCGTTAATTGGACTGGTGATATAAAAAATCACATTCAATACGAGATAGGCGATAGAGTGTTGATTAATTATCCTTTAATGATACCAACAAGTAAAAACAACTCACAACAGTTCCAAATAATTGGTAAACAAACAGATTTAGTAAAAAAAAAAGTACAACTCACTTTACTTTATTAGAAACAATACCTTACGGAGTAGGCAATGCACTTAAAGCAAGCGATACGGGCGATATTCTTTACGCTTCTGATACTGGCGAGCGTTTACGCACCTCAGATTAAAGCCCAGAGAATAAAAGATTTACCGAAAATAACAACATACAATAATTTATTAAGATTCGTAGTTGATAGAAACGATTCGACTAAGACAATACAAGGCCGATATATCCATAATGGGATTGTATCTGATATAGACACATTGAACATTAACGGAAAGTTTATAGTTAATTCAAACGGTGAAATAATAAAATGGGATAATAAAACTATTGAGGGATTACCAGCAGATTCTAATAAGATTTTATATTCAAATGGAAAATGGAAAACACCGACTGGCGGGTTAGCAGACACTTCACTTGCTTATACTTGGACTGGCTTACATACTTTGACACAAGATTCACTTAGAATAAATACTCTATGGTACGACTTCCCATCAACAAGAATAGCTAATAGTGTTTTATATGATTCTCTCGGTAATGGTGTCTTGAAATGGAAAGCATATACTTCTGGTGGTACTACCATCGACACTACAAAGATTTCTTACTTAGCAAAGAATGAAACTTTCACTGGTACTAAAACATTAACTGGAATAAATTTTGCTTCTGCTGGATATTTATCTTTACCAAATACACCACAAACTACAACTGGCAGATTTTGGTTTAGAGACGGAAAGGCAAGATTATTTGATGGTTCGGTTATGAAAGCATTAATAGATTCAACTTATTTTTCTGGTACTGCTAACCAATTAACGTATTGGAGTGGTACTAATTCTTTAGGTGCTTTAACAACTGCAACTTATCCAAGTCTAACAGAAATATCATACGTTAAAGGTGTTACAAGTTCTATACAAACACAATTAAATTCTAAATTATCGAGCAATCAAACTATTACATTAAGCGGAGACGTTTCGGGTTCTGGGACTACTTCAATTACAGCAGTAGTAGCAGACGATTCACACGCTCATACTGGTTCTACAATAAGCGGGTTAAGTGTATCGGATTTCACAAGTGCAAACATTTCACAATGGACTAATAATAGTAATTATATAACTCTCGGTAATATAAGTGGTACTTCACCAATAAGCTATAATAATAGTACTGGCGCAATTTCATTTTTGTTTAACACAACAAACACTTGGACTGGCGATAATTACTTTGATGGGGCTGCGAAGAAAACATATTTCGGTGCTGGGCATCATTTACAGCTTCCGAATTTTGCTGGTTCGACTGGGGGAATGATTAAGTACGATACATTTGTGCAAAAGGTATATGTAGTAAATAATTCTGGTATTGACACCGAATTAGCTTATCAAAACAACGTTACAATCCCGCCATCGACTAACACAAATAATAATATTCCGTTATGGGATGGTGCAAACAGTAAGACCTTGAAAGATGGGCTGGCATATACAAGCGCCGCAACAGCAAGCACAATAGTAGGAAGAGATGGTAACGCCCAATCAGCATTTAATACAGTAACATTAGGCACAACTTCGCAATATGGGCAGTTATATATTTTCGGTACTTCTAAAAACACACTTATAACTTCCGAAGCTGCTACCACAGACAAGTGGGTTGAGATACCTAATCTTAGTGGCGAGTTTTTATTAACTACCAGCCCCTCAAGTGCTTTCCCTACGCTAAACCAAAACACAACTGGCAATGCCGCTACAGCTACAACAGCAACAAAATTAGCAACTGCAAGAACTATTAATGGCATTTCTTTTGACGGCACAGCTAACATAACAATACCAACTTCCGTAGACCAAGCTGCTAATTATACTTGGACTGGATTACACAAATGGACTTCTGCATTATTAAGTTCCGATACAACTGGTGCTTATTTTAATTCATATACAGCGACAAGCGGTGCGGATATTAAAGGATTGACCTCATACGTTTATACTTCATCTAATCCAACAGCAAATAAAATTTATGGCGGTATGTTCAATGCAGTTGGTTCGGGTACTTCGGGTGGTTCACAGTCTTATGGGATATATGCGAATGCTTCTGGTTCTAACACAAGTTATGCTGGCTACTTTACAGCTAAAGGAACTGCTGGCGATAATTATGCTATCTATGCCGATGCTTCAAGCGGTTCTTACAATGCTTATGCTGGTTATTTCGCTAATGGGCTTGTGTATATAGCTAACGGATTTTTGAATGTTGCTGGCAAGTTCGCAGTTAATACTAATGGACAAATAACTTTAATTAATAATACTTCGCCTACTGCCGGATATGTACCTATTGGTAACGGTAGCCATTACGAACCAGTAGATTTATTCGCTAAGAACAATGTCTGGACGGGTTCAACGGCTTTCACACCAGAATCATTTTCTTATAACACGACCTTAGACGCAAGCGGTAAAACAAGTATTTCGGCTGGTGGTTCTGGCAACGGGACAACAACTACGATTTCTAATGGAGTAGCCGGACAAATATTAATCCTTATAAATACATCTTCGTCTTTTACTTGGACATTAAACGAAACCGGAAATATAAATTTAGCTGGTACTGCTAATTATGTGATGGGAACATCTGATACAATCACTTTAATTTATGAAAGTGGAAGTGCTAAATGGTTGGAAACATCAAGAAGCGATAATTAAAATAAACTTTTATATAAAGTTCCCGACTTCAAATATTATTTTATTTAGGTAAATTTGGGAAAACAAAAGGAGAAAAGAAAATGAAAAAAATAATCTTAGTATTACTTTTATTAGTAGGCTATTCACAAGCTCAGGATGTGTCTATTTCTGTTATAGACACTTACAAAGATACTTTAACTGCTACTATTGACACAGTTATAGTTTACTTCCAAACTCCAGCAGAGTATTTCAAAGTTAAGGCTAAAACAGCTTCGGGAACTGATACTATCTATGTTGATTGCATGGGAGTAGACGGAGAATGGGTTAATAAATCTTTAGTAGGTCTATTTGATAAAGTTTTATACTCTTTAATATCCGCAACAACGACATCAAGAGAATATTTGATTTATGATCCAGAGATTAAAGCGGTAAGATTTAGGAACACTACAGGGGATTCTCAATTTATTATTAACGCAATCAGACAAGGCAGGTGAAGTTAAAATGAAAAAGATACTTTTGATATTACTTTTATCTACTCCTTTATTGGCCCAATCTTGGCTTAGTACTGATTTATGGAAACTAAGCGGTACTACATTAGTGCCTAATTTATCCTCTTACACGATGGGACTATCTCCAACTAATTATTTTAGAGTCGATAGCGGTCAATTACAATTTACTAACGATGGCACAAATTGGACTGCAATACCTTCATCTTTGGGTTGGACTTTAGGCGCTTCTAAAGTATTTCCAACTACTGCTGGCAACAAAGTACACATCCGCACAAGTGCTGGTGATACTACTGGCACAGCTTTGTTAAATGTTTACGGCACTTCATATTTCAACGGCAACGCTACCTTTGCTGGTAGTGTGAGTGCGACAAACTTAACTCTTACTGGCATAGTTACTACCACAAGTGTTTCTTATAGTGTTACAGCTATTGATGCTTTTATTAAAGCAAACGCTACTTCTAATGCTATTACAGTTAATCTACCAGCAGTTAGTACAAGCACTGGTAGAGAAATAACAATTAAGAAGATAGATAGTTCCGCTAATATAGTTACTCTTGATGCTAATGGTTCTGAAACGATAGATGGTAGTACAACTAAAACAATTACACTACAATATGAAAGTGCAACGATAGTTTGTGATGGCACTTCTTGGTTAATAAAATAAGGAGATATAGATATGAGTTATTTACCAACTACAAGCCAGCAGAAACAATGGCTACAAACTAATGGGTTCTTAGGTGCAGACCAACAGATAATCCCGCACATAGCCTTGCCAAACAATTTTGCAATAGCAAATATGGCGGGTATCTACAGCGAGTTTGTGAAGATACAGCGTTTTAATTGGGATCCAACAAACGCATTTGCCTCAACGTCTATACATCCCGCATTTACGGTGGATGGCGCAGAGAAAGAAATTTATGTAGGCAAATACCAAGCGTGTTTATTAGCATCTACTGGTTTAGTAGATAATACAAGCGGCACTTACGGCGGCAGTAGAAAAAACGTACAGCAAAAATCGAGCGTTAATTTTGACCAAGCCCAAGCGTTTTGCGAGGCGAACAATGGCGGTGGTATTACTGGGTTCCATTTAATGACTAATGCGGAGTGGGCGGCTTTGCAAATATTAGCTATTAGCCAAGCAACACAGCCTCATGGCAACACTAATCTTGGGCGTGATGATAGAAACGCAGCTATTACCGGCAGATGTTACACGCTAAATCAGTTTGCAGTTTCATCCGACCAAGCAAGATGGTTGACTGGTAGTGGTGGAAGATTAACAGCGCATAACCATGATGCAAGCGGTGTGTTCGATCTAAGCGGCAATGTATGGGAGTGGGTAGGTGGTCTTAGATTGCAAAACGGCGAGATACAAATATTAGAAAACAATAACGCCGCTAACCCATCTGCCGATATGACGTTGAACTCTGCAAGCTGGCAAGCAATTTTAAGAGACGGCACATTGGTTGCGCCGGGCACCGCTGATACGTTAAAATTTGATGCAAGCGGAAATGTAACCATAGCCGCAACAAGTGGAAGTGGCTCTCACGCATTTGAAACACAAAATTTAGTGGCGCCAGTTGTTACAACCGATGCGGGTATTGCGCTGCTAAGAAGATTAGGCGTAATACCATACACTACCGACCTTAACAGCGATTATTTCTGGTACAATAACTCCGGCGAGTTTATCCCGCTTCGCAGTGGCGATTGCTACAATGTCAGCGATGCTGGTGTGTCTGCGTTGAGTTTGGGCAATGGTCGCACGAGCTCGGCTTGGTATGTTGGGTTCCGGCTTGCTTTTGCTTTATAAACTAAAACTAAGGAGAATAAAATGAATGTATTTAAGTTAAATGAAAATAAACAGTATGAAATAGTGAAGATTATCCCTACTGATGAAGAAATTAAAGCTACAGTGCCAAAAAGAATATTAGAATACTTTGACGGCGATGAAAACGCAGAAAGTAAAATACATCGGTTAGGTATAGTTAATCCACAACATCCAGACTTCCTAACTTATAATAATGCAGTAGAGCAATATCGTAAAGAAGCAGATGCAGAAATCATAGCTAATAATGATTACCTAAAAACACTTAAACAAGTAGAAATTGGCGAAGGCTTAACCAAACAAACAATTCTGGTTGCGGAGTGAAGATGAAAACTAAATTATTAATCTTGTTAATTGCCTTGCTTTTTACTGCTTGTGAGTTAGTTCCAACTGAGCCAGTAAAGGCAGAAAAGAAAACTGATAAAGTTCACGATCAAGGTGCAATAAAATGATTTATAACGGTGTTAAGATTCATTTTTGGTGGTTACCATTCGGGCAAGGATTAGTTATTAATTCTAAACGATGTATTGTAAAACCAGTTAAGTATCGTAACACCGATATAATCGCACCAAAAGAAACTTGCGAAGTGATTATGCACGAGTTAGACCATTGTGCTAAGATTAAAAGACTTGGTTGGTTGAACTTCTTTGCTACAATTATTCAAAGATATATTACAAAAGGATACTCAAAAACAGATTGGGAACTTGACGCAGACAAACAAGAAATACATTGGGACACTATATTTAATTTATTCATCATTTATTGTAAACAGAAGAATCTCAAATTCCAGTAGGGGTTATTATGAGCGAACAACAATTAAAAGACAATGGATTTATCGTAATTAAAAAAACCTATTACATAATAGGTGTAATAATTATTATAGTTGGTTTAATCGGAAATATATTCGCTCAAAAAGCAATAGCTGAGAATATGTTAGATAACCACGAAATAAGAATAACTAAACTTGAAGAAGAAAATAAATCAGAACGTGATTTATTAATTGAGTTTAAATTTAATATTAAGTCAATGATGGAAAAACAAGGATTGACTTACCATGAGGTAAAATAATGGGAAAGATGAAAGAAATTTATATGTACGTTTTAGGCGGGTTTGTAGTTGGTGTTAGTGCCGTTATAATTGCTATGCTTGTGTTTTATCCACTTCCTGAGGTCAATAAAGACATCGTCAATGTTGCTTTAGGTGCGTTATTAGGTCAAGCCGTAACGGTTGTAAGTTATTTCTTCGGTTCTTCTAAATCAAGTGCCGATAAAAACGAAATGCTAAAAAGCGGAAACACTAATGCGAATAATCCTTAGTTTAATTATTCTTATCAATATTGTAGCTTGTTCTACTTCTGAAACGATAATCAAACCTAAAGAAATAAAAATAGAAGTTCCGAGCGTAACAGTTAAAACTGATTCACTAAAAGAAATACAATCAGATAGTTTTGATTTAAGCAGCTTAGACTATGAAGCAACTTTTGAGGTCCCAAACGCAATAGATAAAGCTATTGTTAAAGTATATCCTAAACAGAAAAAAGCAGTTTTAACTTTACCTAAGCAAGAAGTTAGTAAAACTATCCAAGACACTACAAAGATCACAATCAAAAAAGAAATTACAACCGTTCAAAAAGTAGGGTATATGACATACGGAATAATCGGGGCAATAGTTTCAATAATCATCGGCTGGGTAATATGGAACAAATACGGGAGAATTAAATGATATTAAAAGACGAGTTCGATTTAGAAGATTTTACACATTCAGAAACAGCTAAAGCAAAGAAAATAGACAACTCACCGGAAGAAATACACGAACAAAACTTAAAGACTTTATACGAGGAATTACTTAAACCGTTAAAGGCGAGAGTATCTACAAAGTTTGCTAAAGAAATAGAGTTCCAAATTAATTCCGGTTATCGCTCGAAATTACTCAATGCTAAAATAGGCGGGGCTAATACTTCTCAACATAGTTTAGGTGAAGCGGCAGACACCGTAGCTATTGGAATTAGTATAGAAGAATTTTATCAAGCTATTAAAGAGCTTGTAAAAGCTAAAGCCTTAGAAGTTGACCAATGTATTCAAGAAGATAATCGCTGGGTTCACTTGTCTTATCGTAAAGGGAAAAATAGAAATCAGTTTTTAAGAGCTAAGCCTCTAAATGGTAAAATGCAATACAAAGCTGATTAAATAAAACTTAATTCGACATCTTTCACTTAAAATAAAACTTATTTTTGTATTAACAATTAGAGGTAAAAATGGAAATTGGTATTTTTGATCTTGAAACATCTGGGTTCTATGCAGACTCTTCTATCTTACTATGTTGCTCCGTAAAATCTTACAAAGATAAAAAAATTACTACCGTCCGAGCTGATAATTTCAAAACTTGGAAAACTAACAAATCATACGAAAGAGAAGTAATAGAAAAAATAGCTTATGAGTTAGATAAGTACGATATATTAATTGCACATAACGGCCAATGGTTTGACAAGGGATTCTTTAACGCTAAATGTTTACAATATAGTTTAAGGCCAATATTAAGATTCAAGAAATTAATTGATCCAGTGCAAATATCCAGACGGCATTTAAGACTTGGTAGAAATACCTTAGCTGCCTTAATAGATTACTTAGAAATACCAGTACATAAAACACCTATCAAACTAAAGAAATGGATTCAAGCCTCGCACGATGGCAACACTAAAGCAATGGATATTATTTCGACTCATTGTGAGTATGATATAATCACTTTAGAAAAAGTTTACGATAAACTTCGTTTGTTAATTGACAAAATAGACACAAGAGGGAGTGCGTTCTAATGTGGCAAACTATCAAAGAATTATCTAAGGAGTTGGGTATTCCAGAAAGAACTATGTTAAGAACGGCCAAAGACATGGTAGAAAAAGGAGAATGGGAATACAGATATAGAGAGGGTACTAACCCAGTTGCTAAAGAATATAAAAGAAAGAAAATATCCAACGGCTTAATTAAATGACACCTTTAGAATTATATAACTTCATAAAATTAAATATATCCAATGAGCAAATATGTATTGAAACAATCGAGGCCGAATATCTCGCAAATGAAATCAAAGGAATTACACGACTTAATACAGAAACTGCCGGAAGATACAAAGAGCGCTTTAATACTAACACTACTAACGCAACCGGAACAGTTTATAATTCACAATCCAATGGGATTGATAAAAGACTTGATAAAGGGTAAATGACTCCCAAAGGGAACATATGTAGTGTTTTGACCACAATGGAGGCTTATTTGAAAGATAATGTAGAGATATTTCGACAGAACTACCGTAACCAATTATTATTAGTCTTAGGGAACTTTAAGCCTAAGCTAAGTGAAAAGTTAGAACTATCTGGCGATATACTTTGGCTTGAGGCACATCCCAGCAAAAATTATTACTACCTTTTAACATTATCATTAGCAAAGGAACGATTGAATGAACTTTGAACTCACATTAAGTCAAAAGATAACACTTCAGAGGCAATACATTAGGATAATCTGTAATAAGTTATCGGCTAAACCTAACGACCATCTATTGCAAGAAGAACACAAGCAAGCAATAAAAGACTTGAAGCAATTAGAAAAAGCAAATAAATAATTAACACTCAGTTAATTTCCCGCAATTTCTTTTTTGTTAATTCGTTTTGCAAATTTCTATTAACCATTTCTAAACTTCTTATTATCATATTCTTTTGCTGAATAATTCTTCTCATTTCAGACATTCCCAAAATATCAGCCGCTTTTCTTTGTGAGCCATACTTCTTTTTTAACTGCCTTGCTAATTCTTTGTTATCCATAAAAATAAATTAACCTTTATAAAGATTTTTCTTGACAACTTTATAAAACTTTATTAAGTTCACAACAGACATTAAGAACATTATGATATTATAATCTTATAACAAACAACGGAGAACAAAATAACACAATGAAAGAACAAATTCAAACCACTACAGCAAGATTAAAAACATCTACAAAACAGAGAGCCGAAATCGCAAAAGCACGCTTCAAATTCAGTACGCTTGAATCGGCAATCGATACTTTTATTCTTTTAGGGATAAGGGCTTATCGCCAGCAACTAAATAACAATTTACCAAAGAACTAAAAGAAAGATAACTGCTATGAAAACGAATAGCACTAACAAACAAGTAATAAACGAGGGAGAAAACAAAAACAATAGGGCAATAATGGAAGTATTAAACGCTGTTGAAACTGCTCTCGAAATAACAAAAGACGAACAATTAAGACAAACAATAATTAAGGACTTACAATAATGCAAGCCTCACTTTTTCAAATCATAGCCTTATCAGTCGTTTTAATCTTCGGCTTATGGGCAATAGGTAAAGCAATGAAAGAACTATTTAATCATTTATACAAGGAAGATGAATAATGAATTATGAATTTAGCGCAAAGTGGTTATGCGCAGAAATGATAGCAAGCGCACTATCAGACTTATCCGCAACAAACAAGAAAGTAAAAACAGATGCTTTGAATTGGATAAACGAAAATTCGGGCGAAGTAATGGGCTTTAGATATTGTATCAGCGTTGCGGGAATATCCCCAAATCTTATACAAGATTATATTGCAAAAATAATCGAGTTAGAAATCCCATTTAGCGAATTAAAAACAAACCAATTTGGCGAGCTTTATAGCTTTATAGACAGAGTGAACCAAGAACTCACACCAGAAAACAAAGCCGATTTTGAAAGACAGTTAAAATATGTAGAGGATAAGGTTTACAAAAGATTAGAGCTAATTAAGAAAATTATTAGGGAGAAAAAATAATGAATATCGAACTCATGCTATACCAATTTAACCTAAGACTTACAACGCTAAAAATCCCTAAATGGAGAAAGTGTTTAATGACTTTGGGAGTTTCCCTTTTCTTAGCAGAGGAGGTGGAATAATGATAAGTATCTGGTGGTTACCGTTAATAGTTTTTTTATCTGTAATAGTAGGCTTATCAATTACAGCTATTACAAGTGCAAGCAACTTTGCAGACTTACACGAGAAGATTTTACAAAAGAATAGAATCATTGCAGACCAAAAGAATCTTTTAGACTCAATCAAAAAAGACATCGTAGAACTACACAAAATGAATAGCGAGATGATAAATGCGAACAATATTCTATAAAGAATAGCTAAACATAGTAGTAAACAGAATTTTAATAACAATCTTAAACTAACTAAGAGGCTAAAATGTACGTGCAATTAGATACTTACGAGTTCCGTTCTTCATTCGGTAAAGCCCAAAGATATTACGACAACCAAATGCCGGACGAAACCGAATTAGATGACCAAGAAAAACTATCTCTTTTAACATTCTCTAAAAAATGGGAATTGGCAAAAGATAATCTTGATGCTTCCGATAAAGATTTACGCAAAGCAATAATCACAGACCTTTTCAACTGCTACGAATTAAGCGAAATAATAGACTTCATCCGTCAAGGGAAAACCGTAGAAACTGAAAAATACTTAAATGATGTTTTAGTCGATTGTAAATTAATATAAGGGCTTACACAATGGAACAACTACAAAGATATGAAGTAGATTCTGCAATAGTAGAATCATTAGTTCTGCAAGGGGATATTTCTAAAATGAACCCGACACAAAAAGTCCAGTATTACAACTGGCTTTGCAATTCATTAGGACTTAACCCAGCTACACAACCTTTTCAGATTATCAAGTTTCAAGGACGTGAACAACTTTACGCTAAAAAAGACGCTACCGAACAACTAAGGAAGATTTATGGCGTATCGGTAACAGACTTAGAAAAGTTATTCCAAAATGATTTATACATCGTTACAGCTAAAGTACAAGATAAAAACGGAAGAAAAGATGCTGCTACTGGTGCAGTAACTATCAAAAATCTTTCTGGTGATAACTTAGCAAATGCCTTGATGAAAGCTGAAACTAAGGCAAAACGCAGAGCAACCTTATCTATTTGTGGCTTAGGAATATTAGATGAATCAGAAACCGACACAATAGGAAAGTTTGAAACTGTAGATATTAAAACCGGAGAGATTAATCCATCAGTTGAAGAAGTAAAACCAATTCCAAACGGTGAACTTAGCATAATCCTAAAAGAATTTAACAGCTTCAAAGACTTAAAAGACAAAATGATTTCTATTCGTGATGAATGGGTAGGAGAAGGATTCGATCAGAAAGCAGTCGAAACTATGATTAAAAACAGATTAGGAGAATTGAAAAATGGCAAGTAGAGAATATAAACGTGGAAAGAAACCAGTAATACATAGTAGTCAAGTGTACAACTATCTCACTTGTCCGGCAATGAAAAGGTTATCTGAACTAATACAGACAGAACCGAGCAAGGCAATGACTGACGGCTTAATCATTGAAAGAATGGTATTTGGAGATAAAGATAATTTACTACCGGAACTACTCAAAGGTAAAAAAGAAAACACGATTGCAGAATACCAAAGAAAAGCCGATAAGATTAAACCTTATTTCAATGGCGGAGAGGCTTTCAAGAAAATAGAATTTAGTGCAAGGTTATTCGATGCTGTATTAGTTGGTGAAGTGGATTACTTTACCGACTCCATTTTATATGACTTAAAGGTAAGTTCAAGTCATAAATACTGGGAGATGCGTAACACAAAGACCGAGTTCTTACAAGCAATATTCTACCCTTACATTTTATCGCTTAAGGATAATCTAAACAATCGAGACTATACACCCAGAGAGTTTCATTATGTAGTATTTGCTCAAGATACTGAATTAGTGAAAACGTATGTCTGCAAACCCGACCAGATAGAAAAGCATTTCCAATGGATTGAGGGAGTTGTAGACGAGATAATCAACGAACCTTTCTTTTCAGCTTATCCAGATGAACAAAGATGTCTGCAACAAACTTACGGTGTATGCAATTACTTAGACAACTGCAAAGAAGCACAAGAATTTTTTAATCACTTAACTAAAGAGGTACAAATTGGCTGACAATAACTTTCCAAAAGGACTGATTTTCAAACTACCACACAATAATGCGCCGGATTTCGTTAAAGGAAAACTTTCCATAAAACGAACCGAATTGATTTCTTACTTGCAAGATTTTACAGCAGAATGGCTCAACTTCGACTTAAAAGTAAGCAAAGACGGTAAACCTTATATCGTTAAAGACGAATGGAAACCAGACGGTAATAAACCCGAACCTAAACCAGACGATATGCACTACAACGAACCTTTGCCGAAAGATAGTGCGGTAAATGAAGAAGAAGATAATTCTCTCCCGTTCTGATATGACTATCAAACATTATGCAAATATTGACGAGAAAGGTAAACTCTTATTAGCTAATAGAGAATCATTCTACAACGAAATCAAACAAATGGCTAATAGACGGGTTTACCTGACCGTCTCGGAAGAAAGACCGACACGAACTAATGAGCAACTTAGATACTGGTTTGGTGTAGTCTTAAAAATGATAACTGATTATATCCTCGAAACTCAAGGACAGAACGTATCTGTTGAAGATATGCACGAGTACTATGTGCAAAAAGGTTACTTCGGTTTAGAGAGCAAAATGATTAACAATGAAATAATAATCATTCACAACAGAAGCAAGAAAGTTAATACTAAGCAGTTTTCAGAAGTAGTTGAAAAAGTTAAAATGGAATGGGCTGAAAGAGGGCTTGTAATTCCAGACTCAAATGAAATTAATTATTAAAGGGGAACACATGGACTTAACACACTTAAAACAACAGCTAAGGTATATCATAGTCAATTATGATATTAATAACAGAATCAAAGGAAAGGATTTATCTAAACGTTTAGGTATAGCTGAAGTAACATTAAGAGAAGTAGTAAACGAATTAAGGAACGAAGAGTTTCCAATCGGTTCAGATTCAGAGGGATATTTTCACGCTAAATCAGAAACAGAACTACAGCACACAATAGCGCAAATACTTTCAAGAGTTTCCAAGATGGTTAAAGCGGTAAACGGCTTACAAAGATGTTACAAGTCAAAAAAACTAAATCTATTTGAGGCGTAGATGAAAGGCAAATTCAAATCCACCTTATCCAAAGTTGAAAAGAAAGTACAAAAGACGTTCAATGAGTTTATACGTTTAAGGGATATTATTAAAACAGAAGATGGATCGTTAATAGCTAAGTGTATTTCGTGTAATAAAACTTGGTTGCTCAATACTCCATCAGACTGGAAGAACTATCACGCTTCACATTATTTCCTTGAAAATAAATACCAAAGTGTACGTTATGACGAGGTAAATGTAAACGGTGCTTGTTCTTATTGCAATAGATTCTTACATGGAAACTTAGCGGAATATGAAATAGGACTTGTTAAGAAAGTAGGCATTGATAGAGTTGAACACCTAAAGATCAGAAGAAACTTCCTTAAAAAGTATGATATGATTGAACTGGAAGAATTGAATAATCTTTACTTAGAAAAAATCAAAGTGCAAAAGTTGAGACTGGGGATAAAATAAAATTTTACTTTCCCGACTTGAAATAAATAAATATTTTATTAAATTAGGAATGTAAATTTTGACGTTCTTAGAAGAATTGAAACAGTTCACCGTCCTGAACAACAGAATCCCGAGAGGGAAAGATGCAAGCCCGAGTTTAGTGTTGGACGGAACACTGAGCAAGGGCTTTTTGCTTATAGGAGTTAACCAAATGGCAGTTTACAGACAAATTCAAACATCGTTTTGGCAAGATGACTTTGTCTTATCATTAACCCCAGAGGAGAAATATTTTTATATCTATTTATTCACTAATTCTAAAACTAAACAATGCGGTATTTATGAACTCCCTTTGCAAGTCTCAATTATGGAAACGGGTTACAACAGGGAAACAATAATAAAACTACTCCAAAGGTTTATTGAACTCGGTAAAATCAATTATGGTTGGGAAACAAAAGAGATTTCTATTAAAAATTGGATGAAACACAATCCAGCAGTAAATCCTTTAATCCAGAAATGTATTAAGAAAGAATTGTCTCAAATTAAGAATGAAAGCCTTATAGATAAGTCAAAATACCCATTTATATGGGTATCGCAAAAAGAAAAAGAAGAAGAACAAAAAGAAGAAAAAGAACAAGAAGAAATAGACCACATTTGGCAGACCTCTTTTGGTCGCAATCCTAAACTACCGGAAAGAGAGCTAACACTTAAACATCTTAGAAAATTTGGATTTGAAAAGACTAAGAATATTTATAAACAAGCCGTATTGAGTGGATTCCAAAAAGTTAAAACTTTAGATGAGTCTTTAACGGAAGACGGATCTATAAAATCTAAAGGACAAGCAGACCAAAATAAACCATTGACTTACGCAGAGCTAATAAATCTTCCAGGCGAAGAACAGACTAAGTACATGAGATTAGAAGATGGTACATGGGTGAAGAAATGAGAATAGAACTACCCCATGCCTGTATTGAAGAAGCTACTTTATTAGGTGCGATATTCACTCAACCTAAAGCCTTATTCATTGTCAACGAATTATTAAAGCCGGAACACTTTTACAAAGCCGAGAACCGAGTTATTTATGCTACTATTTTAGACTTATTCAACAAAGATTTGCCCTATGATATTTCTACGGTTTCATCGAAAGTTTTTGAAATGGGATTGAGTGAGAAAGACTTTTCAATGTTCACTTCGGAGAATCCAAACCCTAAAAAAGTGCAACACGATTCAAGAAAGATATATGAAAAGTTCATGCTTAGAGAGTTAATTAAATACGGGCAAAGACTAACATCGGTGGACGATAAAGAAGACCCTTTTGATTTAATCGAAGAAGTAGAACAAAAAGTGTTCGATATTACGCAAGGATGCTATAAAAAAACCTTTGTAGAGTTGAAACACATAAACAACGAAACATTAAGACTATTAGAAGCTATTAAACAAAAAGGCGTTAATGAGTTTATTCTCCCTACTGGATTTTTAGATTTAGATAACCGTATTGGCGGGTTTAAGAAAACAGATTTAATTATCGTAGCCGGAAGACCCTCAATGGGGAAAACCTCTTTTGCTCTAAATATAGCTAACAATATCGCAATAAATAAACCCGTTGGATTTTTCAGTTTAGAAATGAGTTCGACCCAATTATCTGCAAGATTAATTTCAATGGAAACCGGAATTAGTGTAGATAAATTATTAAGCGGTCAATTTCAAGATTCAGATGCTTTGACAATACAAAGAAGCGTTACTAAAATTAACAATTTACCAATGTTCATAGACGATACAAGTTCATTAAATATATTCGAGTTGAAGTCTAAAGCAAAGCACATGAAAGTTAAGCACGATATAGGGGCTATTTTTGTCGATTATTTACAGCTATGTACTACCGAAAGAGGTTTACCAAGAGAGCAGCAGATTTCATTAATAAGTGGAACATTGAAAGGAATCGCAAAAGAATTAAATATTCCGGTTATAGCTTTATCCCAAATGAATAGAGGAGTAGAGCAAAGATTAACTAAGAAACCACAATTAAGCGATTTAAGAGAATCTGGTGCAATAGAACAAGATGCAGACATGGTAATCTTTGTACACAGACCGGAGGTTTATGATATTAAATTCTTAGATGACCCAAGCCAAACCCCAACCGAAAACTTAGCCCAGATAATTATTTCCAAGAATAGAAATGGCGCAATAGGCGATGTAAATCTAACATTTATTAAACATCAAACTAAATTTGAAAATTATTATGATGCGAGATTCCAATGAGTAAACTTGACGAATTACACAGAAAAATTATTGAAGCACTAAGCCAGACCAATGACGAAGCAAGAATAATAATATTGCTTAAACGGTTAGACAAAATAAACAAATTGAGATTAGCGAGCCAAATATGAACTACGGACTAAAACAACAAGCAGAACTAATAGGCGTAAAACCAAAAGCAATATATCAAAGACGGTGGCTCGAAAAGAATAGAGAAACATGGAACGCTTACAAAAGAAGTATTTACACTAAAAAGAAACAAGCAGAATCTTATCGAGTATTCACTACCGAAGATTTACAATTACTTAGGAGCATGAGATGAAAAACATAGTCTTATTTGAACCGGCAGCCAAAGTATATATTTCAGTCAAAGGCGGATTAGTAACGGACATCAATAAAGCTAAACTCTATACATTTGAAGAAGCGATAAAGATGCTAAACGAATTAAGAAAGTACAATCAAATATTTGAAATGAAACTAAAGGAGGTACAATAATGCAAATATATTTTTGGGCGCAAAAAGAACATCTGGAAGATGAGCAAATCAGAATGTTAATGGAGAAATACGATATTCAACCGTTCATCCGTTACGATAGCCCTATATCTTACGATATGGCGCACAAGATTGCTGGAACAACTATTGCAGACGGTAGAGAGTTTCCGAACGTGAAGGCTATGACTTATTATTTCGATGAAGTGTTTACTAACGGAGATTTTGGCAGATATAACCAACATCTAAAAAAATGGATATCCCACCCAACAAAGCCTAAGTGGTTTATTATGCAACCTACCATCTGGGGCGATACGGCAATATGTTTTATCAAGAAACTAATTAAAGCTGGTGCTCAATCAATTACCTACACCGCTTACAAACAACACCTATTTAGAATCTTTGGAGTGAATATCATTAACCCATTTAGAAATCAAATCCCAACTTGGGAGAAATTGATGAAGAAGTACCCAAGAGAGTTTAACTTCGCTTGGATACACATTGAGCAAGTAAAAGACTTCAAGAAATTAATTAACTGGTGTAAACTAAACAGAATCGAGAGAGTGGGAATATGTAGCTCGATTGAATCTTTATCGGTTGACGAGCATTATACTAACTTGAAAGAATTTGAAAAAATCTTAAAACTGGCATTATAACTAAATTCTAAAATGAGAGATATGAAAATGGAATTAGATTTAAAATACTTATATGAAGTATTTGAAAAATATATACCCTATCCGGCAGAGGATCACGAAGCATACCATCTCGCTATGAGAATGCTTGAAGAGAATAAAGTAGTTTTGCCGAAAATTGCGGAAGGATTTAAGATAAAATACAGAGGGACTATATATGATGACGCCGCAATAAAAAGCAATGGAACGATAGTGATACATTCTGAGAATGGGAATATCTATACGAGTTTTAACAAATGTGAAATTCAGTTGTAAAGAGCTACTTTACAACTGAAAGCGATTTTACGGCATAACGGCGTGGCAAATAACTTGCTGAGCGTTAATAACTAAATAAATTATTAAAGGAGAAAAACTAAGATGGAAGAAAATACTAAAAAATTGACGAGCGACAGCGAAGTCAATGTTGATTTGCTTGTTATGCCGAAACCAACGAAAATTATAATGTTTGGTAACGGAAATGTATTTGCCGCAAGTAAACGAGGCGAACAAATACCAGAACTACAAAAAAGTTGGATGCAATTATATTGTGAATTTTTAGAGAAGAATAATGTTGACCCAACGGAGGTAGAATTTGATTTACCTATGGGGATAGCAAGAGTTTTTAAGTGTGAGGACGAAAGCGGAACTTGGTATAATTGGCAAATGTAAGTTGGTTTTCGGCATAACGGATCTCCGTTTGTGCTGCCGATTTAAAATAACAATTTAATGGAGTATATATGAACAAAGAATTTGAAGAATGGTTTGATGAACAAGATTATGATTTCTTCTGCATTACTTTAATTAAACAAAGACAAGAACAGGCGTGGAATGCCGCTCTGGAAAAACAAGGACAGCACGAAACGGAAGTTATAAAGACAAACGGCGGACTTAGTGATAGGGAAAAGAGTTTGATTCTTTGGTTTATGGAACTTGCAGTAAAAATGAAAATGAAAGATTACACAGAACTATCAATTGCATCTATTGATTTGGAAGCGTGGTATGAAGATTATTATAAAGAAAACGAACTACCTTTTAACGCATTAGAGATGGATGAACGTGAAGGATTATAGCCGTTTGGCTTTATAACGGATACTGAGCTAAAAAGCCGTTGTAAGGATAACATTACAAATGATAAGTTTTATTAACAATGTGAGTTTACAAGTAACTAACTAAATAAGAAAAAACAAATGCCAAACTACAAACTATTCGACTTACTGACAAGGACTTTTTGAGCGAATAGTTATGTGGACTTTGGCGGGAGAGACAAGATGAAGTTTACGAAAGAAGCAATTAAAGAAAATGAGAAGACAATATTAAAAATAATGAGTTGCCAATGTGGTGAAACACTAATGATTGGTGCGCCAGTTATGAAACCAAAAGTAAATGAAAACGGATTGGAGTTAGATTACTTTACTGCTATTTGCCCAGAATGTGAAACCCAATGGAAAGTAAAATTTAATTTTGAAGAAAAGTAAGCCAAAGTTCCACATAACGATGTGGCGCTTAACCGGCGGCGGGCAAGTTAGACCATAAAAATTTTTAGTCAAATTAAACAAAGAAAATTAGACTATGAAAAAGGAAATAAGAAGCAAAGGGTGGATTACTATGGATTTTATTACGGGCGAAACGATATACCATTTTAAGAAACCAGTGAAAACAGATATTGGCTGGAAAAGCGGATTTTATTCGGACAGTGTTTGTTTTCTGACTTCTAAATTGTTAAAGGCGGGAGAATGCAAGAAGGTTGAATTTATAGTGAAGGTGATTGAATGAAAGAAAATAAAAGCCGTCCGGTTGGAGCGCAAGTTATGCCGCAAACGTTTAGTGAGTTGATAGAGGAATATGGTTTTATAAAAGAAAATATAATTTACTATTTGCCATATCACAATTCCTCAAATTGCGAAGGAAGATTGGTAATACATTTATTGAACGATAATGAAACTATAAGAATTTCTACTACTATTGAAAACGGATGGGAAGCAACGGATTTATTTGAGACGAAAAACATTGAAGATATAATTTATTTAATTAAACGTTTGACGGCATAACGTAGCTGCACTTGGCTTGCCGCCATATTTAACAACAAAACTAAGCAAGGTATAAAATGAACTTAGATACAGAAAAA